ACCTAATACAGAAAAGTCTGTACTACTTGAAGAAAAGCTAAATATGTCGTCGTTTCCGTTACTAGCTTTAAAGCTATCAAAGTTAAAATCATTATTTGTCTCAAGAAAGAAACCCATTTTTTGAAAATCTCCTTGGATAGTGAGAGACGGGTTATCTTCAGAACCATCAGCCATAACAACAAACGGTTTTGTAGAAAATAAGTGATTACCTGTAGAGCCTTCATCTCTTGAAAATAAAAGTGCATCTCCTAACTTTAAGGATGTGCTTGATGCTGCACTCGGAGTTCCACTAGTTACCTTTCCTATGGTAATAATTGGATTATTTACAGTAACACTGTTAAAGAATGCGTCTCCGTCTGATTCAATTAGAAATCCAGAAGAACCGGCCGAATAGTTTGCTTGTATATCTCCAGAGTTAATTGAGATACCACCAATAGTTCCACTAGTTGCAAATATACTTCCTGCACTAGTTACATAAAATTTAGTATTAGCTTGTCCCTGTGCAGTAGAAAAAGTGTTTGAAACACCAGTTCCTATCCAAACATTACCACTTGTGTCAACATTAAAATTTGCCATATTATCCTATGTGTATTGAACCTGCGTTTATTGTAAGTGTACCAGCTATAGTTGCTCCAGATGCAACAAGTGTTCCATTTTCATCAACACTAAAATTTGCACCACCAAATGTATTTGCACCCATAAATAACCTGCCATTGCTATCTACTTGAAATGCATCAGTTCCTATATCTATTGTACCAGCTTCTAAATCGCCTCTAAAGGTACCATTATTGAACTCTACTGAACCGTCATTATTCAATATAAATCCAGTAGAACCAGCGGAATAATTGCCTTTAATAACAGTATTACCACCATCTAATTCTAAATTGCCTGCTGATAGTTTATCACTAGCTATTGTCCAACCACCAATACTCCCTGTAGTAGCAGAGATATTACCTCTTATAACAGCATCTGAAATCTCTATAAAACCATCTGTATATGTTGCGTCTGTCTTTTTAATAATCCAACCAGAAGTACCTGCTACATAATTATCAGATTGTATCGTGTCACTAATTTTTGCATTCGTAATTGCAGCATCAGTTATTTTTGCGGTTGTTACTGCAAGGTTGTTTATCTTTGCCTCAGTAATTGCAGCATCAGATATGTTTGCTGTTGCTACTAAATTACCATTAGAAGATTGCTCATCAGAGGGTATGGATTCATTTCCAGCAATATCTACTGCACTAAATCTAAAATAATGAGTAGAGCCATTTGGCATTTGCACTTCACCAACTACAGGTATTTCATCTCTTATGTGCGAAGAAGTTGCTGGTAACTCACCTATTTTATATTGAGTCTTGTCGTTTAAAGTACTAAGAGAGAAACCAGAAGTTGTAGAAGCATATACATTGAGATGGTCTATATCAGCCGATAAAGTAAAATTTGTAATACTACTTATAGGAGTTCCTTGTGCATTTTGAGCTCTTCCCAAACTATGAACTATTTGAACACGCATAGCACCTGAAGCTATTGTGTCAGCTGGACCAGGTTTTTCTGGTGCAACAGTATCTACAGCTGTAGTTACAGAACCTGTTGCATATTGAGAGTAATTACCATTAGATAAAACTGCTGCTACACCAACTTCATAAGTCGTTGCTAACTGAAGACCTTCAATTGTAAAATCATTTTCAGACCAGTTTATTGTTGAGTAAGAAAAATCACCTGTTGAATTTACTGGTTTATACCTTATTAAGTAATGTAGACCATTTTGTATTGGAGTATTATTGTCATAGTTTGGCTCATCCCAAGTAACTTTTATCAATGATTGGTTTACACCTAATGCATCAATCATTGTTGTTGAGACTAGATTAATATCACCTGTTACTCCAGTTGTCGGATGTTTAGGTCTTAATGGTTCATAAATTCTGGTACCAGAAACTACTCCTACTGTAGGTGCGGTAAATCTTAAATCATCGCCTATTCTTTTTTGTATATCTCCAATATCTAAAGATGTATTACCAGTTTCCCAGGATACATACTCAGATAAATCTACATACTCAACTCTGTATGGACTAGTAGAAACAAGTCTTCTTAAATATACTCCATAACCATCTTTGATTGGCCATGTTATACCAGTAATTCTTATTTTTTCAGGATTTATTATCTCACCACGATATGCTACCTCATATAAACTATTTCTACCATCTTCAATTCTTTTTTCTTCAGTATCTTCAAATCTTATTTCCGGGTCATATACGTATATCATATCTCCGACATTAAAATCTCCTTGTATGTCATAGTCTTCAAGAGATAAGGATAAAGATTTTTTAATCTTTTTAAACTCATTTAAGAAAGCTTCAGCTCTACTTTGTCTAGACACTGAAGGCATATTGGGTTCTGATACAAATTGAACCCTTTCTAATTCTGCACCAAATAAATCTCTATACGGAGTATTGTCATCAAAGGCTTCGGCAAAGTCAGCATTCTGTGAATTAGCTGCATTATTAACAAGATACTCAACACCAGAAACGTAATCTTCTGCCTCAAATTGTGAAGTAATACTTTCTGGATTTAGACCAACAATACTTGGGTCTTCACCACTGCTATTTCTTGATATTAAAGCAGGTGGTTCATTAGTACCGTGTCCTTGGAATAAGACTTCTGCTGTTGCAGCATCTAATGTAGCATCATTGTTAACTCTAAATTCTACATCTAGATTTTGACAAACCCTTTCTATAGCTGATAGAGCAGATTCTACATAATGTTCACCATTGTACAAACCAGTGGTAGATGTAACTGTTAAAGCAGATGAAGGAGGAGTAAAGTCAGCTGTATACAATGCTGTACCTTTTGTAATTCTAAAGTCATCTATGTAACCATGAAAATAGTCAGCTCCTTGAGAACGTCCTATCGAAAATTTTAGATTGCCATCTCTTGTATTTCTAGCAATTGATTTTGTAGATTGCCATTCATCTTGTTTAACACCATTTTTAAAAGTTTTAAAAGTATTACCTTCTCTTGTAATAGAAAAATGATTCCATTGACCATAATCAATTGAGCCTAAGTCTTTACCATCAGCTATGTCATAAGTACCACTATCAACAGAACCTGATATATTAGCCTGTCCTAAAAAACTTTTAATATAAACTTTAGAATTAGCATTGCCGTCAGTATTCAGACCTAATATCATTGCAGGTGTTTGCCCGTCTGGGTTTGTAGCGAATACAGCACCGTGTTTAGTAGCAGCTCTAATTGTTGTTGAAACATTTGAACCGTGATACCATCTTTCGTTAGGAACCCAGTACTGTGAATAATTTTGTTGAAATAAAGGGTCTTGCTCCCAAGCTAATACACTTCCACCTGGGTCTGTTTCGAATAAAGACCTATTACCTGTGTAATAATCTGGATAAATAATATTTGGGTCATTTGCAACATTTTGTGCTGAGGATAAGCTTCCTGTCCAGAAATCAATAGCAGGTGTTGGAGTAGAGTTATTATTTGTATTAATTATATTAGAAGATACTGGAGGACTTGAACTAACAACTTTTGGAGAGTTATTAGTAGTAGGTAGAAATTTACTTCTTGTATCAAAAGAAGGTTTTGCTTTAAAGAAAGTAGATAATATTGGGGCTCCTTGATACCAATTAGGTTGTGTCACTGGGTCAATATTTTGTGCAACAGTTCTAGTACCACCAGTTCCTAGAAGTTCATCTATATCATCATTTCGTCTATTGACTATACCTACATCCCACCAAGGAATAGACCTGTTACCTCTTATAGCAAGAAACATTAATGCATATGCTGGACCATTATAAGCAACTAAATGAGATTCAGCAGTTACTGCTGTACCGTCTACATCTTTATAAAGATGAGCAAAGAAACTAGATGCAAACCCATTTTCTCCTCTATGGTAGCAAACACTAACCATCATATCGAAATGCTTTTGAGCTAGTGCTGTGTCATATGGAAACGCATCTTCATGTCCATTAAAAACTGCTTTAACTTTATTTACATAAGGTAAAACTTTATTATTTATAAGTAAGCTAGAGGCTAATGTTTCACTAAATCTTTGATTACTAACAGTAGAGTCATTACCAGTATATTTAAGTCTTATTCCTTTATCATCTATTAGAGTATTGGAGGAGTTAAAAAACCCACCCCCTAATCTTGTTGTTGCTGTAGAGTCTGAGAAAGATACAGGAAATGTATAAGTAACTCCATTTATTTCTATTCCAGTTTCATAAATTTGATGATATAAATCTACTAATTTTGGCCGACCGTTAAATGTATGACCGTATCCAACAGTTAATGTTCCTCTTATAGATGAATGAAAATTAGGGTCATAGGGTACCCTTCCAAAGAATGAGTTATGAGCAGTATACACAGTTTGTCCAGAAGGAGTAGGGTCGTTATCTTCATAAGTGTATTTACCTTTATCTGGTCCTACTGTAATTAAAACAGGATAAGCATCATCATATACGAATGGTACGAATCCTTCGTGAGATTTGAGGTTAGTTATACCTTGAGCAGATAACTGTGCATTAGCTAAATCAAATTGAGGCATACTATCACGGGGTTAACCTATACTCCCACCATTCGATAGTAAAATCTCTATCGTCTACATTCAGAACGTTAGAGTAGTCTATTTCAAGGTGGTCATTCTCATCATTCAAATAAAGTGATGTATTCCCAAATTTAATCTGAGCATCAGATATTTGTGCATTATCATAAAAAGTTATTGCGTGATTATTAGAACTAGCATCTGTTGTAGTAACATCCCCGTTAGTTCCTTCAAAATTTAAAAGTAATTGAGTGTCTTCTTTTGATGGATTAGTAATTGTTCCAGCTCTAATAGCTCTTAAAGCTCCTGACTTTCCCTCTCTAAGTAAACCAAAAGGTGTTCCATTTATATTATCTAGAACATATTCTAGAGTTTTTTCTTGATAATTTCTTTTAGAAGAAAGTCCGCCTTTTTCAGCAATTGGTAAACCCCTTGTGTCGCTGTCACCAAGATATGAAACTAGTCCTGTTCCCTCTATTCCAACACCATCATCATCAATTTCTAATCCTTGTATAATTCCTATATATTCACTAGCAGAAATCATACTTGCATCATCTAACTCTTCTTCAGAAACTCTAGTTGGCATTACGACTATATGGTCATAAGGCTGAATTGAATTCACTACTGAGTTTGGAACCAATGACATATCTAGATTTACACTAAATACACCAGGTGCCATTAATTTTTGTGTTACACTCATCCCTTTATAACTCTACAGTATTCAGATACATTATCTAAGTATTGGTCCCTAACATTATCGGATTCATTATGTGTAGAAAGAGTTCCATCTTGATTGTAAAACTCATAACCTACAAAAGCTTTAAATTGAGTACCAGCTGCACTTGGGTAAATTAAACCCCTAGTTGTATCTGAACTGAACGTTGAAGGCGAACCAAATATAACTTTATTACCATCTACATCTAAAGATGTTTTCTTTAAATAACCAGTTGAAGAAGTCATTGCTGTTGCTGATGATAGTCCAAGATTTAATCTTGAAACTGCTGGAGATTGGTTGATTATTACTGAAGCATGATGAGCACCTCTTCTTAAAGAAATGTCTACAGTAAGTCTTCCCTGTCCGTCTGCTTCATAATTAGAGGTAAGCCTAATTATTCCTAGCTCAGGTAGGTTTCTCAATACTTGTATAGTATTCCATCCTCTAAATTCTGTTGATAGTTGTTGTCCAGATGTAGGTGTGCCTCTATGTATAGAGTATTCATAATCACTCTGATAAGCTGATTGGTCCCAAATGTAAGTAGTAAACCTACTTTGAGTGGGTTGATTACCTATAACGATTCTCATTATTCCATTCTCTATTACAGAGTTTCCTGGATTATTAGGGCTATTAAGACCGTTTCTGGTTAAGTTGTTTGTTGTTATTTTTACAGCTCCTTTATAAAAGTCTGAAGTGTTTACATGAAACTGTGCATTTTCAGTACGAAGATTCTGACTTGTTTTAAAATATAAATTAACTGAATCTTGTGTGTTTGTAGTCGTTAAATCAGCAGCAACTCTTACGTTGCTTTCTGGATTGCTTGTATGATAATAGTTGTAATGATTAGCTGGAGGAGTATGAAACTGTTGAGTTGTAGAGGTTATACCATGGTCATTATCTAAAAGCTTACCTGTTATAACTGATTCTTTAACTACTTCACCAACTTTTCCTAGATATTTCATATCTACTGAATAATTAATACCGCCGATACTGTATCTAGAAATGTCTATATTTGAACTAGATACCTCTACGAAGCCATTGAAACTCGAATCCCCATCATATTCAAAAGGAACGTAGTAACCAGATTGAGCCATTGACACTAATTCGTCTCTAATATATTTTGCAGTTTCTAAATTAGTTTCTGCTAGTTTACCAGATATATTTAGAGTTCTGTTTCCTCCACTACCTTCAAAACCTAATTGTGATGGTGATGTTAAGCTTACTCTTCCAATGTGTACTTGATTAGCCATTTAATTTCTCCTTAATCCTGTTCCCGCATTACCTTCTTTATCTAACTTTCTTAAAGCTTTACTTATTTGTTGAGCTGCTTTTCTAGCAGATATTGGGTCTGATGGAACTCCTGTTACATTTACATTCAGGTTTTGTACAACAGTACCACCTCCACCAGTAGAAAGTGGTTTTACTAAGAAACCATTTCCAGGTATGAATTTTACTTCTTCTGGACCATACTCGCCAACAAGAGCTCGTTTCATTACATCTCCACGACCTCCATATTTATATTTTTTAACGCGTCCACCCATTGCCATACCAGTAATATAATCTGGTAATCCATATAGAGCACTAGAAGAAACTTCTCTTATTTGCTCTTTTATATATTCAGGAAGAGAAGTGTAATTAGGAACCTGATTGCTAAAAGGATTTCTTTTAGGATTTGTTTTTTTACTTGGACTTGAAGGTTCGATTATTGGTTCTGAATCGGGGTCGTCTTTTTCTAACTGCTTAACAACTTCGTCTTCTATTGGTTTTGTAGCAGCTGTATCTAGACCACTCAAATCACCTATGTTATCTAAAGTATATTTAACAGCGTTACCTAAGTCGTTGTATCTATCAGTCAGTCCTAAAAGTCTAGTAACAAATTCTCCATCACTTGCTATCTGTAAATTAAAGGCTGCTCTTGCAGATTCTAATCTTAAATCAGCATCTAGCACTCTTTCTTTAGCTTCACCTAAAGAATTAGTTGCAATTGTTAAGTCAACATCTAGCAACTCTTCTTCTTCTATCAATCTATTATTTTCTTGACGCAGACTAACTAACTCATCGCTAATAGCTTTTGCGTCCTCTATAGCTTGACTGTTATCTTTTTGAGCTTGCGTTAGTTCAAGTAATGATAATTTTCTTTCATCATCTGATAAGTTTTCACCTTTCATTGCTGATAAATCTTCTTCAGCAGCGGCAAGTTCTAGATTGCTTACAACACCTTTATTGTTTAGAAGTCTAAGGTCAGCTAGTTCTTCTTCTTTTTTAAATATAGCTAAGTTTTCTCCAGCAGTTCTTACACCGTTTATTTTGTCTATTTGTTTCTGTATGTCTAATTTATTTCTAAGAAGTCCTATCTCTTCCTTGACAGTAATATTATTAACTCGACCAGATATTTCTGCTTTTCTAAGAGCTTCTGTATTTTTTGTTAGTCTTTCTTGGAAAGTAGCTCTGTCCCTTAATACCTGAAGATATTCATGTTCTGCGGTAATTAGTCCTCTTCGTGCTTGTGCAACTCCTCTGATTGCTCCAGTAAGTTGTGTTAATGCTGAAAAATCTTTTTGAGCTTGAGAAACAACATCTTGTATTGTTAATGGTAAGTTTTTAAATATTTCTTTGAAAGATGCTTCTAAATCTGGAGCTTTTCTTTTTATACCAGCAATAACACCATCAATCATAGGCATACCAATTTGTCTCATTGTAAACATAGATGGTGATTTTATTCCTAAGTAGTCTTTTACTTCTTCTATAGATTTTATAAATACATCTCTAAAGATTCCAACCATGTCATCTTTTTTAGACTCGATACCTGCAATAATTCCAGCGGTTAAATCCCCACCTAATCCGTAAGCATCTTCATTAATTGAACCATCAACAACTCCATCATTTATGGCTCTCCTTACTTGTTCCTGTAGTTCTGGTCCAACATTTTGTAGTAACTGAGCTTCAACAGTACCTGCCATTTGTGGTGTAGCCAGAGCTGCCTTTAATTGGTCCATAGCTGCTGGTCCAACTTCTGCGAATTGTTTTGCTAATAAAGGTGCGAATACTGAAAGTTCTTTTACAAGTTCACTGAATTCAGACTGTAGACTTATCTTCTTTTTAAGTCTTAAAGCAAAATCTTCAAAAGTTCCCAACATCTTTTCAGGTGCATCCCTAAATATATTTATGGCACCTTCCATACCATTTTTTAATTGGTCTTCAATCGTTTCTATAATAGTTATAAAAGCTTCATCGGTCATACCGAGTTCTTCTCTCATATTTTTAACATTGTCAGCAGCAGAACCAAACTGTTCTTTAGTTAGTCGAGCAACTAGTTCAGCAGCACCTTCGTAATCTTTTGCTGCATCAATTTGTGCATCAAAGTCAAGAGCTCCAGATGCTACAAGAGTTTTCTGTGTCTTGTTTAAATAAGAGATTCTTGCTTGAACAATAGCAGCAGTCTTTTTAAATTGTATTTCTCCACCATCAATTATTTCTTTAAGAGTAAGACCAGAGACTTTTGTTAAAGTGTCTGCAACTAAATCTAAACCTGCTGCAATTTCTATAGATTCTTCTTTACTTAAATCACCGAGGATATTTTCAAAAGCTTTACTTCCTTTTATTTTATCTGCAGCTTCAAAAGTTTCATCCATAATTCCAGATATTCCAAAGGCTCCACCTGCTTTAGCAGTAAACTTATTTTCTCTTCCAGTAATCTTAGTCAAAGCAGAGTTGACTGAATCTAAAAATCTACCTGCTTCCCCATCTATAAGTTCTTCTGTATCAGGACCTCCAAATAAAGAATTTGAAAAAGCTTGGTCTATTGCTCCTAGAACTCCTCCATCGAATTCTCTATTAATTTTTCTAAGTTTTTCACCTAGCTCTGGTCCAAAAGCTGTTTCATCCCCAAGTAAATCATCTAAAATTGTATTAATAGTTGGAAGTCGACCATTGTCTATATCTGTGACAAGACCTGATAAGGAACGTGAATACTGGTCTTTAAAGGTATCTATGTCTCTACCGAGTAATGCTGCAGTGGATTTCAGTTGAAAATCAATATCACCACCTGGTCCTCGTGCAGATTCTAACATTGGTAAAAGTAAGTCAGCTGAAGATTGTTTTATACCTTCTTTACCAACCTCTATAGCTTTAGTAATATTAGCTATTCTTGAATCGATAGTATTTAGAATTTGTTCATCTGCACCAAGTCTAGATTCTTCAGCTCTAATAGCTTTTAATGCTTCTAAGTCTGCCATTGCTTTACTAAGTTCTAAAGTATTTTCAACGACAGAACCTTGTCCTTGTGTTAATGCTTCTATACTTCTCTGAGCAGCACCAGCTCTTTCAAAAATTTGAAATATAAATTGAAATGCTGCTAAATAAACAGCCATTCTTGCAAAAGCTTTAACTGCTCCAGTTATAGCAACGGCTACAGATTGTATACCTAAAGATAAAGTAGCAGCAGCTGCTTGTGCCCCTTTAGATAAAGTGACCGTCTTACCAAGTTGAGCATTGTACATTTGTTGTAACGTAATACCTTCTTTTGTCATTAAGCCAATCTGTTTCCAATAACTTAATCCAGACGTTTGTAATATTTTATAATGTGACGCTAATTCTAAAGTTCCTTTGCTAAACACTTTTTGAGCTAATGTTAACCTAGTGTAACTTTGTAATTCTCTTTCTCTCAAAGGAATAGTTTCTGTAAAAGCAGCTTTTTGTAGTTTTCGAGACTTTATAAATGTAGTTATTAATTCTTTCTGTTTGTTTATTTTTTGTTGAGTACCTTTTATAAAACCTTTGACTCCTTTTAATTGTTCAGAATTGGTTTTATTTATAGATAGTTGTAGTTTTTTTTCAAAAGCTAGTCTTTTAATTTGAGCATCACTCGTAGGAGCGAATTCACCAGTTCTTGATGTTGAGCTACCTTGTGCACTAACACTACGTTTTGACTGTGTCTGTACTACTGGTGTACCTGCTGTAAGTTGAAGTTGCTTTGAACGGCTCAGCTGGGCCTGAACAGTTACTAACTTAGTAAGACTGTTTATAGTTTTTTGTATTAAAAGAATACCCTTTTTCCTTGCAAGATTAACTCTTCCAATTGCTTTTTCTTGAAGTTTTTCACCACTAACATCTGTAACTCTACCTGGTTTTGCAAGAGGATTGCCTGTATTAAATACTAAACCACCACGTCTTCCACCAATCCCAGCAAGAAATGCTGTCTGCTGTGCAGTGAAAGCAGCTTGTTGTCCTGTAGCAACAGCTAGAGAAGCTGCATACATTTCAGTATCTTTAGCTAAAAGTTTAAAGTTATTTCTAGCTGTTTTAGTAAACTGTATAATTCCAAAAGCTGTACCTAAAAATTTTGTTAAGGTTGTAACCGTTTTACCTATATCTGAGGTTGCGGTGACAAAAGATAACAATCCTTGAATTACATTATTTACAGCAGGAAGAAATTGTGAACCAAATTCTATACCAGCATCTTGAACTGTATTAGTTAGCATTCCTATTTGTGATATGACAGTCTCGTATTTTCTTTCTGCTTCTGTTAGAAGTGCATTATTTTCTAAAAATTCTTGGTTAGCCATATCAAGAGCAGCTATAAGAAGTGGTGTTGATTTACCTCCAACACTTTCTTGCGCTCTAGATAAAGCCATCAAGGCCCTCCTAGAACGTATTTGTCCTAGTGATAAATCTTCCAAAACTCCAATAGCATCCCCACCACTTTTTTCTAAATCTCCTAGACCAGCTAAGAATAAAGCAATAGCTCTATTTGGGTCAACAGATTCAAGTGCTCTAAATGAATCTTCAGTCATACCTGCTGTTTTTGCTAATAGTGATAAGTTTGGTCCTCCAGATTTAGCAGCTCTATCTACTACACCAATCAATCTGATTATTGCTGTGGAACCTGCTTGTGCTGGCTGACCTATTGCTCTTAATGAAGTTGCATATGCTAAAGCATCAACTGCTGCATTATTAAATTCATTTGAGGTACCTGCAGTTGCTGTTGCTATCTGTGTAGCAGCAGTGATAATTTCTGATTCAGTAGTTGCAAAGTTATTACCTAACTTAACAAGTGTGGAAGCTAGGTTATCTAAATCATTAGTAGCTAGTCCAGTTATTTTTTGAAGTCTTGCTAGAGATAGTGCTGCTTGTTCTGCACCTAGGTTTGTAGCAACAGTAAGTTTTTGAATAGTATCAGTAAACTTAACTATATTATTAGCTTGAATACCTAACTGTCCACCAATTGCAGCTATTTGATTTAAAGACTCTACTGTAGCAGGGGAAAATTTAGCAATGTTTCTTATTTCTTTTGCAATATTTGCAAACTGTCTTTCGACTTCTCTGCCTTCACCTTTTACGTCTAAAGTCTTTTTTACATCTGCGAATTGTTGTTCAAACTTTGCGGCTGCTGCTGCACCTACAGCGAATGAAGCAACTAAAGCTCCACCTATACCAGCGAAAACTGGTGTCATAGCTTTTACAGATTGAGCTTGGGCTTTAGAGTTTTGAGCCATTCGGTTCATAGCTCTATCTACATCACGTGTAGCTCTATTTAAGCTTTTATTATCAAAGCCAACATCAAGGGTGGCCCTTACCTTTGCTGCTTCTATTGCCATTTAACTTCCTATCTAATTCTTAGCGCCACCTGATTGTTCAACGAAATCGTCTAAACTCATTCTAGAGCGTGGTCTTCTTCTTCCTCGTATTTGGTCGAGTTCCTTTTTCCACCAACCTTTAGGAGGCTTGGTAGGGTCTTCTGAGGAATACTCTTCACCATTCATAAAAGCGTTATACATAGGTGCATAGAATATAGATTTATCTACAGGTAAATGAGATAAGTTGTTCATAAATTTTCTCCATGGATAATCTAGTGGGTTATCAATGTTGTAAAATCTTAAAAAGTCTGATTCTACTGCTCCCCATTTAGAGATTATATCTATATAGGAGAAACTTATTTTGGGCCGTCTTCGTCTCCTTCTGACTCGACAGTCTCTTCATCTTCAGAACCTATACCGTATTCATCTAAAAGCCAATTTAAAAGAGCTTCAAGCTGTGGCCATGTTGCTCCCCCATCAATGATTTCGTCCATTAATGTTTTTCCCAATAAAGATTCAAGCCAATCTGGTACATAATTACTTGGTAATCCTCCATCTTCATCCATGAATCTCATTTGAGCAAGAACTACTCTTGCGGGAATTTCAGCTGATACGCTATATTCTTTATCGTTTAACTTAAAGTTAAGTTCACCTTTGTCTGCTTCCTTTAAGGCAGCATCAAAGTCTTTCATTTTTTGTTCGTCAGGCATCCTCACCTCTCCTATAATCCATTATTTAATTTATTTAGTTAATGTCGAATACGTCACTATCGTTTGTATTGTCAACGATTCTAAACAAGTCAGTAAACTGATTTGTTGATTGTAACGCTTTTGGTTTGAGTACTTTAAACTCAACTGCTATTACGACTTTCTGTGGGGCTTTTTGATGAGCCATTGAGAAAGCTCCAACGTTTACAGAACGTGGAATTTCTACATGTCTATCTGCTCCAGCAGGACCATCTACAATTAATAACAATGATTTTTCATCAAAGTCATCAGTTGCTGGTGGTTTCAAACTATCGTAACCAGTCGCGTAGTCAGTGGTATCATTCTCTGTGAATGTTCCGCCGCCTAATGCAACTTGTAAGTTAGTCATACCAGACTGAGCAAGCTCACCTGTTAGTCTAACTTCTTGTGCTGTCTTAAATGTAGCAATTGGGTCTATTTCTTCAGCAACCATTATGTCTTCAAATGTTTTATCCATTTCAAGAGTCCAACCGTCTTCTGAATATCCTACGTCTACCCAGCCTGAAGCAGGGTCAGCCCATGCTCCAGAACCATTATCTGCTGGAAAGGCTACATAGTCGCCTCCACCTGCAGTATTGCCATCATTTGCAATGGCAGCTACGTAAAGTACACCAGTTCCGACAATAACTTCAGATATTGTACCATTTGTACTTGGCATAATTTATCTCCTGTTATTCTTCTTCGCTTATACTATCTTGCAAGATACTCTCATCTTCATAAGAGTTCTCATTGTCAGCTTCCCACGGAGCATCATCAGTTTCATTGTCTTCCGCTGAAGACTCTGAATCAGCTTCAATAAGTAAAGGATAAGCATCTCCTTTGAGATACCAATTTTTTTCCTTTAACCTATTCCAGTCAGATTCTCCAATCTCAACCGCATCATCTTGAGTAAAAATATAACCAGACACTACATCTCTCGCTTTATTGCGATTAAATAGCGGGTGTAATTTTACCCAAACTTTATTATTTTCATTTTTCATATCTATCCTATACAGCTCTATAAGTCATTGCCAAAGCGAATGAATATCTTCCTAGTCCTGTTCCAACTTCCTCAATTCGAGTAGGGAACTGAACTACGTCAAAACCATAAATTTTGGCTTTAGTACTGGACGTATCCGTTACTACATACCCATTAGCATAGTTGAATGCAGCTTGAATCGTAGCATTTGCTAAAGACATTGCTGCACTGTAATCTGCAAAAGGCTTATCATTACTTGAACCACCCCATCTTCCTGCATATGCTTCCATTGGAAGTAGTGCTGATTGTATATGAGCTTCACTTCTAGGATTAATTAAAGCTCCACCAGCTCTAAACATGACTAAAAAAGGTAAGTTTGCATTTCGTGGAAGCCTTGTGGCAATATTAGTTCCACATATATCTGTTATTAGAGTTTCATTTAAAGCCCACTCTCTTGCAATAATCTCTGCATCAGGTGGTACTAACTGGCTTTGGTCTCTAGTATTTGGCATAAGTTTATGTTAACACCTAAAATCCTGCAAATGGGTCATCTAGGTCTAAATCATCATACTCGTTTTCTGCATCTTCTTGTCTCATTCGAGTATTAAAAGCATCTGATTTGAGTGCTAGGCTAGCTATGTATCTCTGTATCCCTACTAGTGTTGTATCAGGCGTAAACGGAACTCCTTGAGATATAGAAAACTCTTCATGTCTTTTTCTAGCATGTTCAATGTAACCCTGTTTTAAAAAACCTTTACTCATTACAAGCTCTGTTGCATCTACTACTTCTAAGTAAACAGTCTGTTTATTTATTTTTCTACCATTCTCTACAGCACCAATAACTTGAGAAAATGCTTTTTCTTGTTTTTTCTTAGTTTCTATTCCTCCAATTTTTTTAACTATGTCATCATAAACAATATTTCCAGAGGTAGGAATTAATCCATTGTCGTCTATTGGTCTAGGGTCTCCAGCTCTGGCTTCATCTAAACTTGAGCTTCTAGGAGTTGAACCTGATTTTTTCTTTCTTTTACCACTAACATTAGGTAAGTCACTAGTGTCAACGTTTAGAGCATCATCACGAAATGCACCAAGTGTGTTAAAGTTAGTTTGAATTTGATTCCTAATTTCATCTGGAGATTTAATTTTCATTTTTCCAGATGCACCGTATTCAACAGCATCAACATCTAAAATTGCTCTTAAGTGAGCTTTATCATTAAGTAAAGCAACGAAATCTCTAAAAGTTGGTTCACCATCTCTTAATCTTTTGACCATTCTTTCATCGACTTCGTCAAATGTTGTTGTGGTAGCACTTTTTCTTTTACCTTTGCCCATTCCCATTTTTCCAAATCTATCCATATGTTGTAATAAAGCACTAGCAATAGCGTCAGCATTTCCTATTAGTGACATTATGTCTTCACCTCCACCAACTTGTGCAATACGTGCTCGAGCCACATCGAATGCTTCAGTTACTGCTTTGTGAGCTGCATTATCAAGTGCTACTTCATCTACTGAGCCTTTTGCCATTTCTCTAAATTTTTGTTTAAAAGTAAATATAAATTCATTTCTTACTTTTTCGCCCTGAGCTATTAGTCCAAGTTGAGAAAGTTTTCTTGTCGCCATATCAGGTGCTGCCTCAAGTACGTCATCACCAAGGTCACTTAAAATTAACCTATCTAGGTCAATACCATTTCTAATAAGTGAATACGGAGCAACATTGTAAGTTTCACCATCTACTTGTGTATACCTTCCTAGCTCTTTACCCTTCTCTCTAAATAAATTAGATGCTTGTCTTTCTACTTCAAAGAAGTTACCTTTTGAACTACCTCTGAAATCAAAATCATCAATAGCTTTTGCAAAAGGCTCCCTGTTAATATTATTTGTGCTTTTTTTAATGTAGCTGCTTCTGCCACCAAAAATAGCTGGAGTTAGTATGTCATCTAAAATTTCTAAGCTATTTGTATCTATACCTATATCTGCTGCACTAAGTATTAAATTTCCATTCTGAGTTTTTAATGCACCTGCTTTATTTGTTTTAACTGTGGCAGCTAAGTCGTCTAGTACCATTTTGGAATCTCTGGTTGCTGTTGCTGAAGATATTTTCATAGCTATTGAAGCATCGTCTTTTAAAAATTGTGTAGAACCAGACAAACTGTTTCTATCCATATCTTTTTTAAATTTCTTGCTATTCATTAAGATACCAAGGTCAGAACCACTCATTCTAAATTTTTGACCTCTTGATACTCCTTCTCCTAAACCTATTGTTTTTGCTGCATTCATTGCACTCCTATAGATAAACAAACTGGGAACAAAAGTAAACATATCTGTTCTTTCATGTAATGAACCTCTTTTATCTGTAGCAGGTCCTCCGAACTCTATTTGATAAGCATCTCTTTGATTGTCAGCATATTTGGATTTGGCTGTCTTGCCACCAAAATCAACATAAAAAGAGATAAGACTTTTCTTATTTTTTAAATCTGGCTCAAGTGAATGTATAGCTCTTTGTATGTGACTTCTGGTGGGTACGTAATTATGACGTTGTCTATTTGCAGTAAATGTGGTGCTAACAGTACCACTTATATTTATGTCTGAATTAGGTATTTCAACTTTTTTACTTTGGTATTTCTTTTTTTTAATTTGTGTAGTTTCTACTAGTTCTACTTTTCCTGGTTTAGACCTAGAGGATGGTCTAAAAGACTTTAAGTCTTCATCTGATATATCTCCATCTACAAAGCCATCTCTGACCCATCTTCTTCTTTTGGTTGTACCCTGAACAATTAAGTCACCTCTAAGTTTTCTTGCAGCTTGTCTAACTTTACCACTCTTGCTTAAATCAGTTCCGTTTCTAGCTTTCTCTAAAAGTGTGCTTGCAATTATATATTGAATTTGACCTGACTTCAATTCTGCATGATTAGTTAATGGTGTATTTTTTATAACTTCTGACGCAGCTTTCATCATTTCTCCTGCTGCTCCAACTAATTCTTCATGAGTAGCATTTCCCGCTGCACCAAAACCATAGGTCACTCCTTGTCCTTCTACTAAAAAATCAAAATACTCCTCGTCAAGTGAATCTACAAGGTTGTCTAACTCTTTTGCTGTCGTTGTTGCTGCTGATGATACAGTTACTTGACCCTCTTCAGATGTGTAAGATGTTGTTTTTATATTGTCTGGATGATGTATTTGCTCTATGTTTTGAGGCTTTCTTACTTTTGATGACATAATTTCATCTAAGTCAGCCTTTTGTATTAACTGGTCTATTTCTTCAGGAGTGTAATTTTTTGTAGAATAAGCAGAAAGTATATCATCATGTTTTCTTAAATCAGCAAAACTTTCATCTCCTCTTAAAGCTTTTTGAGCTCTGGCAGTAGCATATGGGTCTGGAGCATTTGCTACAGCAAGTGCATGTGTACTTCTTTGCCACTTGGTTAATGGACTATTAATTTTTGTTAACTCTCTCTGCATAGCCATGTCCATTCTTTTAGGATTAATTTCTAACTTGGCTCTAAATAAAACTCTATCCATATATGAAAGAGCTCTCTTTGAAGCTCTACCATAGGCTACATTCATAGCCCTACCGCCAAGTCCACCAATGTCAGGAGCAAGGGAACTAAATGCACTATTCATAACTTTAGCTGCACCCTTGAAAGAAAAACGTCTAGCTACAGATTGACCTTCTCCATTCATTTGTCTTATAACTGCATCTTTGGTGTTACTTGTATCTAAAAAGTCATAACCAACACCACGTATTTTGCTAGTTTTAATTCCTGTGGCTGCCCCTATGTCACCACCAATTTTAAGACCCCTATATAGTTTTTCTTTAGGTTGTTTTAATTGTCTTGAAGAGCTAAACAAAGCCATAGTTATTCTCTATGAAGCAAGCTTAAATTTTTATAATATATTCCGCCATCTCTTTTTCTAGCTTCTGTAACACTTTGTATTTCATAATATTTAGTTCCGTCAAATATTCTATCTGAAGCTTTTACGTCAGTATTTCCAGGAACTACACATCCAAAAGTTTGTACTACTGTGTTTCTTCCGTCTCTATTTTCTGATTCACTTGTTTTAATTAACCTACATTTGACAGCTGAAGAAGTATTTACCCAAGAATCTGATTCAACACCTCTTTCATCTACAGTTACTCCAGCAGTTCGCTGTATCGTTATTGTGTCTATTAAATGTCTTGTATTGAAATGTGCTGGCATATCATACAAAAAACTGTCTTCTAAAAGGAGCTAACAAAGACATGTCAGTTCCTGTGAGAACAGCTGTAGAGTTGAGATTTAAAGAACCTGGATATTGTATAGAATAGTCACCTATTCTTTGACTATCTCCTAGTGTGAAGTTAGAAACTTCTGTTGAAGATTGTCCTTGTACATCCCCAGCTTCTTGTTGTGATGCGATTATTAAAGATGATTGTAGTAGTCTTGCAGATGCTCTTTCAGATACTGCTTTAAACTGTATCGGTAACTCTGGTGAATTACCTGAGCCTCGTGGATAATATCCAGCATTATAGGTAACTACTATATTTTGAGGTTTAGCATAAGACCATCTCATGCCTACTTTTTGAAGTCTTCCATTTGAAAAAGATACAAAGTCTTCTTCATTACCAGCTGTTAGTGTAAAACCATCTTCAACGACTGATGTTATTGAGTTAACAGGAAGATGAGTTAAAAATAATTCTTTAGTTTGGTCACCTGTAAAAGTTTCAACTTGAGTTGTTTGTTCTACGTCATAACCGACGTACTCTTTAATTACAGAATCAGCTAATGGAATTATATTATTAGTAAGATGAGACTCTAAATCAGAATCAATATCAAACTGCATATATGCTTCTACATTAGTAGCAGTACAGAAAGCCATTTTCTAGAGCTCCTGTTTTACTTGTCTGTTGATTTAGTGTCTGTTACTTTGACGGATTTATTCTCAACTGGTTTTTGTGCTTTTTTAGCAGGAGCTTCTTTGTTTTCAGAAGCTTCTTTTTTAGCAGGAGCTTTCTTAACTTCTAAAGCACCTTGTTCTTTAAGCCACTCTGTTGGATATTCCTTACCAGCTTTAGCAATTAAGTCTGCTTGTGCTGTAGGTAAATCAGCAGGTGAACCTTTCCAGATTTTTCCGTCAGGTAATTTATAAACGTTTTGTTCTAATACTTTGTACATAATAATTAATCCTACCTTATCTCTTGCGAATTTTTGGTTTTTTATTCCTCTTCGGTTTCGGCTTGTTGTAACTCATTTATATTCTCCGTTGTTGGTTTGATTTTAACTCTAAAAGATTCAATAATATCTTCAGATGTTTTAAAAAATTCTTTACTTCTTTTTATAAGTCCAAAAGGTTGTAAATCTCTTTCAAACATTTTCTCCTCCAATTGTTTTTGGGGTTAGTACGAACTAACCCCAAGAAACAAATAATCTCAATTACATATTTGTAATTGTGCAGAATGCGGTTGGTCTATAAATTGCAAAACCCATACGCATTGTTAATCTAATTGCCAATTGATTCTTCGCAAAGAAGTCTGAATGGCTATCAGATACAGCAAGGTCGACGTTTTCTCTCATTATTACTTGAGCAGCGTCGCCTCCGCCAAATTTACCCACAAGTACTGTTCCAGCAGCAATAGCTGTTGAAGGTACTACTTGAAGACCCCAAATTCTTGGAGCTGGGTTATCACCAAATCCGCCAGCTACTACAAACAATGGGTTCTTTGAACCGCTTGTTGTAACATCTGAAACTGATGTGACAAGGTCATACCAGTCTGATGGATGTAAGACGATTGCATCTGGTTCTACAAATGCATCTTTCCTAATTTCAGTGATAGCTTGATAAATTTGACCTAATTTTCCAAGTTCCCCACCATATGGGTCACCTGTATAGTCAAATGTATTAATTCCTGACTTGTTTAAAACACCTGTCAAGTTAGGTGCGGAACCATTTCCGTTAAGGAGTTGGTTGTCCATGTTTAACTTCATCATTGTTGACAATCTGGAGTTAACATAACCTTGGATTCCAGCAACATCACTTAGAAGCTCGTCAGTTACAGGCAAGAATGTAGCCATCTTTCTGATGGATTCTGTTCTTTCTGTAAAAGCTAAAGCACCTTCATTAGATGTACTAATGTCTGCGGCTTCAGCAACTGAACCAGCATTGTTTGTGAATGTTGTTTCTTCAAGATAAACATATGCATTTTGTGTTGTTTGAATTTGGTCAAACAATCCAATAACGCTGTCTGGATTTCTTAAAGCGGTTTCCAGGATACCAGGAGCTCTTAAGCTCTCTGGAGCGTAACCTGTTGTATTCAAAGTTGTTTTAAATTCAACATTTGAATCTACACCTTTAACACCATTGTTTACATATGCTTCATAAGCATTTGTATTTACTAGGTGTTCTCCAATAGATTTTGGAGCTTCCATTCCTGATACTTCAGGTTGTGGAACAGTGTTGACAGGTTCGTTAGCAATTTCCATTGCTTTTTCGTTTGAAACTTTAGCTTCTTCGACTTTTAAATCATCAACAAGTCCAGCTAGTTCAGAGTTGAGACCTTTGATTTTCTCTTTGGCCTCAGGTGTGTACTTGCCGTCCTGAGATGCGTCGAATACGCCTTTAAGTTCTTCACGAGATTGAGCGATTTGCTCTTTTATCTCATTTGATTTCACGATATTCTCCTGTGATATTAATTTATACTTCTATTTCGATATCCACAGTTTCAGCTAATAATTGTTGACTCTCTATCCACTGTGCGTCAAATTCCTCATCAACTAAGTCTTCTTCCTCTTCAGCAGTTTCAGTAGTTTCAGCTACAGGAACTAGTTCTTCAGTTTCGACTACTTCAACTTCAACAGCTTCAGTAGCTTCTTCTTCTATAACTTCTTCCTCAACTTCGACTTCAACAGTTTCAACATCGGGAGAACCCTCTGCTTCAACTTCAACTTCTGATGAGATAGTCTCTTCAGCTTCAGCTATTTCATCATCAGAATAATTTCCAATAAATGAATCAATTTCTTGACTAGCCTCTGTAAGGTATTCTTGCACTGCGCGTAAAGCGTCAGTAGCTTTTATTCCCATTTTCCTTCCATCCTTAGCACGTAACATCGCAATGGCGTTAGCTCGTGCCATTAAGTCGTCCAATGCAGCAAGCACATCTTTGACTTGTTGTGAGAAAGTTAATTTCTCAACATCTTTTTCCTCTACTTCAGCAGAATTCTTTTCCTCTTCTTCTCTCATAGATTTCTCTATAGAAGCAAGGTAAGCTGGGTGGTCTTTGCAAGGCATGTACAAAACTGTACCATCGTGCTCATGCTCGTGACTACCAGAACAACCTAATTCTTTAGCTCGTTCTTCAGCTTCTTCCGCTGTTTTGAATAAATCTTTTCCTGAATATTTTTCTTCAGGCATTTCGTCCTCAGACTCAGAATTAACTTCATCCTCTGGTTCTTTTGAAATTTCTTTTAGTAAATCATTGTTAGACTTTATAGCCATAGTATAAGTTTCTTGATTTGCTCCTACTAAAACTGGTGATACTTCAAAGACTGTAAGTCCTTTTAGATATCGAGCATCAATTTCTTTTTCGCCATCTTGAAACGTACCTCTTTCACTATCATCTACTTTATAACCAAATGACCATTGCTGTAAGTCGCCCATATTTTTTACAATGTTGTATGCTTCTTTTCCAGATTCAGTGTCCATAAAGAACTCTCCTTCAAAAGTAGCTTTACTACCATCTTCTATTATTTTTCCTTTTCCGATTGGCATGTCCCACTTGTGAGCCCATACCATAGGAACTGAACCTGATTTAAATCCTGATTCTATTGCACCCGGAAGAACAATATCACCATCTGAATCTAAGTTGTTAAATACTGAAAATACAGCACTTACTTTCCCTTCTGATTCTTCTTTAAACTCTAGGTCTATACTTTTTAATTCTCTATTTGACATGTCGTTAGAATACTCCTACTAAGTTATGTAACTATAATATCAACTAGAAGCCAAATTATGTGTCTTTTCCTTGGTAATATCTTTTATAACTCTAAGCATAGATATTGGCATCACAACACTTCTATCTGTTCTTTTATGTGAACCATCTTCCATTATTGCCCATACCATCATAGTTGCAGTTTGTTTTTCATTATTAACAGAAGTTACAATACCATGAACTGTAGAAGGTGGGTCTGGGTCCTTTTTTATTGACCAAGAAACAGATTGACCTACTTTAACACTAGAAGCTTTCATCCCACTCTTTTTAGATGAGAGAGGGTGAGAAGAAGGCAACAAGTCTGTATCGTAAGGCTTTCTCTTAAATCGTCCTGTACGCAAAGCGTGTAAGAACCCATTAACTCTCGCTACTCCCCACTGTTCAGGACCAGTAACATTACCTCTCACTGAACCAGGGTTTGTTCGATAAGCACCGACACCTCTATTAAAAACCCTTATAAGAGTACTTAACCTTACGGTGTACTTTGGATTTTTAGCATTGTGTTCCTTAAGTTTATTAGTGAGTGTTTTTTTAATAGTCCCACTAACTTTAGAAAGGTAGAATTCATCAATCATTTGTTTTTGATATTCTAAAGATTTCTTTCGTCGTTCTCTGACTAATTTCTTTCTTTCATTAATTTCTGCTTTCATTTTAGGAACACCTATATTTAGAACACCACCCCATTTGATTGCTGCAATAACACCATTTAATCTATTATCATTTTGATGTCTGCCCATGTAACGTTCTCTTCTTTTTACCCAGTTAAGTACTGATTCACTTCTGTCTCCAGATTGATATTTAGACCATCTACTGTAAGCATCATTACCTGTAAAAGATGTTGGCGGATTACCACCGTTACCTGCTAGTCTCCAAATTTCTGGCCAGTTTTCTTTTAAATCTTTTGCATATGAATATGAAAATTGTTTGTATTTAGAATTTGAAATCCTTATCGCCATATCATCTCCAGAGCTAGGGAAATTAGTTCTATCTTTTTTAGGTTTTTCTTTCTTTTCTGAAGGATTAAACATTTCAGATTCTTTTTCATATAAAACTTCAGCTTCTTCAAGTGATACTTTTAATTCATCTACAGGTTCAAAATCTTTTTTCATAGAAGCTAAAAACTTTTCTGCCTCTTCTCTAGTTTTAAAACATTCTACAACTTTGTTATCTTCGTGTTCTAATACACAGTAAGCACCACTAGGCATTTGAGCAATATATTTTTCTTCCCCCCTAGGTTCTTCTGTTCTTTGTACTCGTGGCTCCCTAGAAGATTCAGGAGGTACAGCAGTTGAATCTAATATTGCTTTCGATTTAGGGTCTTCTCCGTCATACATGACTCTATCTCTTTCTAATAAAGGTTGACCCTCTTCGTTTATTTGAATCATATTAAGAGGTCTTAAGTAAATATCATGCCTATCATCTGTTTCAAGACCCACAACTCTTCTTGCTTCTCCTATTGTTATCCATCCACCTTGAACACCTGTATTAACTCTTTTATAAAGTTCGTCCATGTCTTCCTGCAAAGCTCTAACTTCTTTTACATCGTATTCACATATGTATTCTTTTTCACCAAAGTCTGGTAAGAGTAATTGATGTGTTAGTTCATTTGCAACAGTTTTCCATAAAGGAATAAGTTTTTGTTCAGTAAAGAATTCTCTTAATTCACTTGTATTATTATACGTGGCCGAATCCAGTCCAGCTCCGAGTCCAGCGAGAATTGCTGGGACACCTAAAACTGCTGATATTCTCTCTTCTGGGAGTCTTCTTAGTTCTTGTAGTTTCATTTGGTCTGGAGAGAAAGATACAACATCTACATTCATAGAACCCGATAAGACCATTGGCTGTCCTCTATTTGCACCACCAAATTTTTGTTTATAAGACTCAGAAATAGCTTCAGCTTCTTCTCTTGTTGGTCCACCCATGGCATCGTTTCTAGGGGAAAGTACAACTCCTGGTACAGCCATATTGTGTAATAAAGCAGCTGACCATTGTCCAGCAGCTTCGTCTCCAAGAATTTCTCTTAAAACACCTTTAAGTGGAGCATGTCCTCTTCTATGGTCATTAGGGTCAATACCTTGTCTTATGTGAACAACATCATCATATGGTAAATCTAATGCATTACCACTTCCATGAACAAAATACTCATAGTGCGTTATTAATTCTTTATCGTTGCCTCTTACTTGAACTAAACTTGGCATTAGTGGTACTAATTGAACTACTTCTCCTTTTGTATTTCTATTCTTGTAGAGAAAAGCATCTCCTACTGTGTTTAAAGCTAAAACAATATAATGACTAATAAGTCCAGATGACATATAGGGATTAGGCCTTCTCCATAAATCAAATAAAGGGTGTTTGAAGTCTACATCTCTGTTACCAGCTTCGTCCATTTTAACAATTTGTAACATTGGCTCTGAGAAAGCTGTTGATAATACATTTAGACAAGCAATAACAGCTGAGTTTGCAGAACCATCACCAATTTCTTCTAATTGTTTTGTTTCCCAAAATCCAGAAGTAGTATTGTAACCATATACTGATGAATCCAAACCGTAGTTCTGATTATATCTACCCTGTGCTTTTTCTCCACCAGAGTTAGGTCTAATTATATCTACAATTCTTTGAAATCTACTTTTATTTTCTTGTTCCATTAAAAAGCCTGCCAGGTTCTTTTGTTTTGCAGATGTTGTGCTCCTAAAGCTAATGCATCTACCATATCATCATGAGCACCAAGCGGGAACGTCAAAAGTTCCCTCTCTAAATCAGGTACCCATGCTGCATCAGCTCGAAACAACACATCTCCTGCCTCCATCCTAGCCGATAATGGCAAAGCCTTTGTTATTTTATCCTTATCAGCAGAAACTTCTATAACTCTCAATCCACTCCTTTGAGCCATTTGCGTAAAGGGTTTTGATAAACCTTGTTTTTCTAATAAAACATGTTTCCAATTATATCTTCTGTACATGTCTCTAATTGCTGGAACAACATCAGGTCCTTCAACTTTTATTCTTTGAACGTCATTAACAAATATTCTCATATCTGGTGTCTGAGCGAAGCTCACAATTGCTGTGTAGTCAGAAGCATCTGCTGTTGTAACTGCAATATCTGCAGCACCAAAAAAACTTAACTGTTCTGGATTCCATTGAGTTCCACCACCTATCCATAAATTGTTTGATTTAATTGAGTAGTATGCAAACCACTCTGGTTTAAACATGGCTTGTCCAGATTCAACAAACTCTGCCATATACTCTTGAGCAAAAACAATAGAACCTACTTCTGCTTTAGCACTCTCTAATTCCTCTGGGTCAATACTAGGGTTATCTAAAGTTGAAAATTTAAATCTTTCCCAGTTTGGTAATTCGTTTGCTGTTTCCCACAAATCGTAAAACCAATTACCAACGCCCATAGGAGTACTAATAAATAACGCTCCACCTTTTCTTTCAGTCAGTGTTGGTCTTAATACTTCTCTCCATACTTCTGGCTTTATAAATGCAGCTTCGTCCATAACTAAAAAGTCAAGACCTTCACCTCTTAGACGTTGTGGATTATCAGCAGATTTAGCACCTATATATCCACCGTTCGGAAAATGAACTTCCATATTAGCAAGTGATATTTTAGGTCTTATTTCTTCGGGAAATGAATAGGCTGCATTTTCTATTGCTCTCCAGCCAACTCTAGCAATTGCAAAAGTAGGTGCAACCCACCAAGCTCTTTTTCCAGCTAAGGCATTTTCTAAACACAGTTGTACGCCTAATCTAGTTTTACCAAATCTTCTTCCTGCACAAAGAATTTTCCAACGACTATCAGATTGTGCAACTTTTTTCTGCGCTTCATGCAAAGGAGGTAGTTGTGCTACATATTCGTTTGACACTTAATTTAAGTACTCTGCTTTTCTTCTTTTTAAATTAGTCATAGCTTGTTCTAGTGTCGTTATGTTTTGTTGCCAAGCTAAATGTTCTTCGGGATTCTGAAGTTTATGAGGTTCCATTAAACACAAAGCCCAATGTTGAGCTTCTAGTTTTTTAATCTCGTTGTTAATAATATTTTCTTTTTCTTCCTCAGTAATAAGTTCGTAATTGTATTCTCTCATTGTTACCACCTAAATTTCTTTTTCTTTGCTTTCTGATACTTTTCATAAGAACTAACAGATAAATCAGAGGGGTCTTTTTCCCACTCAACATCCACAGGGGTTTCAAACATAACATTTTTTGATATCTGTCTTAACATGACTGACTGACATTTAGGACAATTAATCTCTGGATTAATGTCTATCTTGTGAATAATTTCACTAACTAGTCCACAATGTTCAGCTAAACATTTATAATCGTATCTAGGCATATCTCCCCAAGTAAGCTCTTACAAATTTAGTGTACTCTCTTTTTGCTCCAGATATAGTTTTACCATCAAAAATATCGTGATGATACTTACAAAATATAGCTACATTACCTTCACTGTTTGAAATATCCCTGTTCATACCACCCATACCAATACCTGTAATATGAGCCATTTCTAACCATTGAGTTGTATCACATTCTGGCCATTCACATTTATTTTTAGCACGTTTTAAAGATTTTTCTCTGAGCTCTGATTTATTAATTTTACCAGTGCCTTCTCTTTTTTTTTGACCCATTCCAGATACGCCATGTGATTTAGAACGACGTTGTTTGAATTCTTTATAACTTTCGTTTTCTGGGTCCCATTCCACTCTAGGCATTTAAATATTCTAACAGCTCTTTGTTATAGATACAGCTCTCCTAAGAGAGCCGATGATGGGAGGAGGTCGGTGTGGATGCCGACTGATTTAATATTACCTCTTTAGCCTCTGTCTAGTGGTATTGAAAAAGAGAAAGCCACCTCACAGGATGGCCTTATTCTCTTTTGAAAAGTATTCTCACTACAGCGTTAGCCGTAGACGAATATAGTTACATTATAACTTAATTATGAAGCTAACTTATTCTGTTTTAGACTTTTTAATTCTAAACGAGTTGCTTCAAACATCTCTTCCCACATTGGTTGGAAATAACCTACTGGTCTCAATTGGTCATATTGTCTAGCTATTCTTACAGCTTTCTGCATTAATTTAAATCCAATATTATCCCAAACTTTTTTAGCAAGGTGATAATTAAATTTTCCTTCCATTGCAATTATTGTTCTAAACGAAGCTATAACTGGAACGAGTACTGCCTGATGTAATACATATTCCATTTCTTTATCTTCATCAATAAACAATGTTTGATTCTTATTGTTTTTCCATGCAGAAAATATAAACGGATTGTCATCATTAGTTTCCCCTGTAGCATCGCACCACATTGGATAAGCAGTTTCTTGTACGTAGTCTTTAAATCTATAAATATCTTTTAAACTAGATTTAAATTTCTTGTAGTTGTCATATTGTTCTTCATACTTATCTACAATTTTATTCTTACCACCATAGGCAAGCATCTTTGTATTAGGTTCAATCATAAGTTCTGTTCCATCTTTTATCAATGAATAAACTGTTGATATGATATCTCTAACTTTTACAGTTCCATCATCTCCTTGAAAATAAACTATTGCATCTTCGTATGGAGTATTTTTAAAAGCGTCTTTAATCCACTGAAATTGTCCTTTATGATTTAATAATGATTCATCACTAACTTGCAAAGAATTATTTAAACCAATAGAAATATTTAATCTAGTTGACTCATCTTTGACACCAGTCATTATGAAAACTCTTACAAACCTATCTTTTGGTATTGTATTCAATTCATCTCTTATAGCACCGTAGAGATGTCCTCCGTTAACAATGCCGTCTTCATCTGACAATGTAATGGTTATGGAATCATCCTCGACAACTGCGCTATCAGCTAGTATATGAATACCTAAAGAGGCAAACATAAATAAGTCTGGTATTTGTTTTTTTTCTGTAATAGCATTTACTAGTTCTTGATATGAACTTTTATCAGCTACTTTCTTTCTAGGGTTTGGTGTATCTGGTAATTCTTCAGCCTCTGCCAAATCTTTACAGCTAATATACCCATAGTATTCTTTAACATTCTTATCAGTTAAGGAAGTTAATGTACGAATTGCCTGAATAGGCAACGTGATTTTAGTATTACTCATTTTATTCTCTTTCTTTATTGAGATATCTTTCTGATAATCTCTCTTAACACACAACATTTGTTGGTGTAATCTACACTATAACTTTATTATGAAGTTAAGTTACTTTGTTTTAGATTTTATATTGTAATGTCTTTCTAAATATCTTTCTAAAAAATATGTAATGTTAGAGTTTCTGAATTCTGATGGTACAGATATGTATTCTACAATTTGTTTCTTTCTGTACATAGCCAAAACACTTTCTTTTAGCTTAAATCTGAAACCTTTGTAAATAATATCTTGAACCATTGTTATATAAATATACCATATCTGTTTGGTATTTAAAAAAAACGAAAGCCGCCTCGAAGGGCGGTCTTTTCGCTCTCTTAACATCAGGGCAATGATGTGTAGAAATATAATTTTAACATATTTGAAACATATAATATACTTTTTATACAAAATGTATGATAAAGTATTTAACTTATGTACGATTTACAAAGTTATTTAGGGAAGATGTCTTCTGGTTTTGTTACTGAAAAAAAAATAAAACAATCGAAATTCGGAAAACCTAAAAAGAAAAAAAGAAATAAAGTTTCCTCACAAGCAAACTTTCATCAACAGTTTCACGTTAGCTGGAAAATAACGGAAGACGACTTACCTTAAGCTTTTAAGTCTTTTAAATTGATGCGGAATAAAATTATATTCTTCATCTAACCAAGTAAAAAACTCTTCCAATGTGTATTTACCTACAATAAATGGAAAGTCATTTTCTTCAGGTGTAACCTCCCAGTAATATTTACGCTTTTTCTTGAAACTCCGTCTGTAATCGTTGTTCTTTGCGTATTGCTCTTCGTTCTCGTTCAGACTTACCACCCCAAATACCAAATCTTTCTTTTCTTTCTACTGCGAATTCTAAACATACTTTTTTAACTTTACAAGAATTACAAATTGCTTTTGCTTTTACTGTAGAACCACCTCTGTCTGGAAAAAACAAGTCCTGGTCGTGTTTCTGACACTCTCCGTCCTTATACCAGTCAGGTACACTTAATAATTCTTGCAGCGGAATGAAATTACTCATTGCCCTTATACTATATAGCTTTCCTAAATCATAATAGGACTAACAATAACCATATAATGACCAACCTAAAGGCCCTTGTTTTTAGTGTTTTTCCACCTTTAGTGTAGTTGGAGGCGTAAAAATTTTTTTATTTCATGCCTTGTTGAACGCCCGTTGTTTTTGGAGATATTTGTGTGGGGAGCTTAGTCGCCGTACTCAACGCTAAACTTGATTGGCTCTCCACCCTCCCCGCCTATCTCTATGGCTGACCTCTTACCCCATTTCTTAGGAAAACTTCGCTCTAACCACCACGCACTGGCTTGCCAGCTGCCATTATCTGCAGCTCGCCTGATATTACGTATGTGAGCACCCTCGGCTTCAGCTCGCGCTCGCTTTACTGCCTCCGAAAACTCCGAGTACATGTTAACAACCTCAATCTTTACAGCCTCCTGTGTTGCTGGTAAGGAAGAGTCTGGAGACGGTAGGGCTTTATCTTCCTCTATAATGTCGTCCATTTCGTCACCCTTCTTCATCCATTCATAGAAGGTAGAGGGGGAAATACCAGCCATAACAGCTGCATCTTCCTGATAATAGCCTAATTTAAGCCAATTACACACATCCTCTATAAGATTGGGGGATATTTTACTTTTTCTACCCATAATGAGGTAATTTTAACATAAGTGCCTAGTTGAAATGGCATTCAAAACGAGAAAATTTGTGCACGGTGCTTGGGTTTACCCTTGATAGTTGTTTTTTGATTTGGAACCCCCCCTAGGGTCTCACTCATTACAGCTAGACAAGTAACAGTATCTAATAATTAGATATTGTATAATTATATAAAAGGAGATACTAATGACTATGCCTAACATAATAAATAATAATAAAGAAGTGCTTATTGATACCGAGGAATTGGAGAAAGCATTTACAGTAGTGGCTAAACTGTTGACTCTTAAAGATACAGAAGAGTTGCATAACAAGTTTGTTGTTTCAGTCAAGAGAAGAATGAATGACAATATCTACTCTACAACAGTAGAGCTAAATAACATGCTTGATTCTGCATATAAGCCAGAGAGTCAATTATAAATAACTAAAGAAAGGATATCTTATGGATATGCAATTAATACAAGCAATTGTGATTACTGCTGTGTCAGTGTTCATGGTTGTACAGTTACTTAATAATATATTTCCTAAATGGAAAGAAGTTATTGGGTTAACTAAGTAGATAGATAGACAGCATGCAAATGAATAGTGTGCTGTCTGGTGTGTCTATATATAGAAAGGAACAGACATGAATGGTGCCCAACTTTATGAACTATGGAAAGCAGAGAAAGATAAGGTTATGGAAGGTAGGATAGAAAGTATGAGTGAATCAGTAGAACAGAAAGGTGTAGTAATACTAGACTTTGAAACAACTGGTGCAAACATTACTAATCACCCTGACAAGAAATGGGGTTACTTTAAGGGTAAGACTTGGTATGACGCTATACAAATAGCATTAATAGATACATCAGTACTAGATAGCTCAACCAAATCTGGTTACAAAGAATACTCATGGAGACTTATGCCTCATAAGGATTATCACTCAAGAAAGGACTGGGCTACATCAATACATGGTCACTCAAGAGATGAGTACCTACTAAGAACAGACTTAGTTAACTTCACAGATATATATCCAGAACTAGCAAGAATACTCAATGATAAAACAGTAGTGGCACATAATGCCTTTGGATTTGATAAATCAGTACTAGAACAGATGGCTGAGAAGTACAATGTAATCTTACCAGTATTCAATTGGAGAGATACTAAAGATGAATTAGTCAAGATGTATCCACAAAGAAAGCATTCACAAAAAGCAGTAGCAGCTTGGATGGGATTTGATAATGACTTTGAGGGGCATGATGCATTAGTGGATGTACAAATGCTTACTAAAATCTATCACAGAATAGAAGAGATTAAAACTAAATCAGATGACTTTTACTTTGTTTAATTAGTCGATGTCCTGAGCAAGACATAAAACTGCTTACATACTATGAGCTCACCAAATTGGTGGGCTTTTTTATTGACATAAAGAAAGGAAGGTAACTCATGAGTCCATGGAAACTATTTCTATCTAGTTTCTTTCAGGTATGCGTAACTATGGTTCACCCCAATAACGAGTTTGGTGAAGCAGTAGGTTGCGAATGTTATGAGATTAATGGAATACCAGTATTCGACGAAGCGTAAAAGAAAGGTAGGACTTATGTTCCCACTATACGTTGGGCTAGCAGGACTTTGTGTTCTAATAGCCTTATTAAAAACTATGAAAGACGAGCCATACAATGGCAGAAGATAAATGTACATGTGCGCCAGTGCATGTATGCAAACTACTAAGGAGGTAAAGAAATGAAACCATGTCCAATATGTGGTATACCGTTTCATTATATTATGGTTCCTGCTTGTCAGGAATGTTGTAGAAAGGAAAGAGAATGAAACCAAGGAAGGTTGAGCAATCTCGCTTAACTTTGTTAGGAGTCGAAGTTGATAAGAAAGAGTTGAACAAGAAATTGTTTAGCAATTTTGCTTATGATGCGACACTCGACAAAGTGAGTAAAGAAGAAATAACTAAAGAAGACATAGCAAGTGAGTTGATGAAAGATGAATCTTTTCTAGACGAACTGCTTACTGAATTCTCTAGTTAGTAAACAAGGCTTTGGGAAGTGCCTTCAAACTTCCCATTACTCAAGGGAGGAATTACATGAGTAATGTTAAACGTACCTTTACTTGCAGGTGGAATATAAAAGGATTCCCATGCAATCGTAGAGTATCAGAAGCCGACAGTATCTTATTCGAAGAAGAGATATTTCCACGTTTGTTTAATGCTCAGGTGTGTGATGTACACATTAATGAGTTTGACAGAAGAGTGGGTGAACTTCGTAGGATTAAAAATCTTATGAAATTTACAAGACACACAAGCAAGTTAGTAAAGCACATAGCATAGGAGGAATAAACATGATGCCATTACTTAACCAAGGCGGCGACGGAGGTAGCAACACTATCACATTGACAGCAGTCAGTGATGATGATGGAGATAACTTTGTTGAGATAGTAGAAAGAAGCTTTGGACCAGAGGACTTCTGGCCAGCGCTTGACTCTCTATTCGGCGAGGATATTGAATACATCTAGTAGCTCGGAGCTCATCACTATGTGGTGGGCTCTAGGGTGTTAGGAAAGTCCTATCAACCATAAGAAAGGAGTAGAAGTGGGAAACCAGAATCTACTTATCGAACAGAATCAATTAGCAATTGATTTAGCTAAAGCAGAACTGAGAGAAGAAATATCTCAGAAAGATATCACTACCAAAGAAGAGGTTAGTGAATTAGTAACAGAAACAGCTGATAGATACTATATCAGCTTTGAAGAAGTCGTAAACGAATTAGCAGACTTTGCTAATGAATTTATGGATACAACAGAGGAGGGGTAATGAATAAGCCTACTTGTAACTGGTGTGAAGTAGAAATCTCACCAATAGTATTGGGACACTATCCAAACGGTACAGAGTTTATTAGTACGTTCTGTACTACATTTTGCGAAATGGAAAGCATGACAAACGGACTGTTTCGTAAGAGGAGCTTACTTAAAGATTTATTCACAAAAAGTGACTGTGATGAATTCTTTAAATTTAAGAGACTTGGATTCATACCTGCTAAAGGAAGCAGAGCTGAGTCCGTTCATATAGGTGTAGAACCTATGGCTCTATGGGATGATAACTCAAGTTGGAATATATTTGAGCAAGAATTTGTTCCTATAACATAAAATATAAAATTGTTAGTAACCTTTTGTACAGCTTATAAGTCTAAGTTGTACAAAGGCGAAAGCAACAGACATCTGTATATCAGTAATGAGTACAGAAGAGGAGGAAGGTAAATGAGACAAAAACTCATTTTTCATGAGGACTTAGAGTCCTTAAAGAATAGAATCCCTAACTTCACCGAGCGAATACCAAATAGACTCGATGATGGTACGAGATTCAATACAAATCTAACAGACTCGTTAGAGATTATAGAAATACCAATAGGTCAAATTGTTTGGCTCTTCAGTAGGTATAGAGGTTGGGATGATGCAACAAGACAAGTTACACAAGATATCCGAGCCAATATACAACAGTGGAGTGACCATAGATACATGTACGAGAATCATGTATGGAACATTGACGATGATGACCTTTACGAAGTGATAAGCGTTGTTTCACGTAAGTTAAAGTTAGACAACATATCATGGGGTAATCAATCAGACTACAGGGACTTAAATATGAACAAACATAGTTTGTTTATTATGGTTCTTGCAGATGATGAGTCATGGGCACAAACTCAGGACAACTGGTTTGTATTACTAAATGGTATTCCAAAATTGTTGTGCAGAGATAGGTTCCATAGACACTCAACAATGTGGTCTTTTTCTAGACCTGATGGTCACTTCTACCTTACAAGCTACAGTGGACGAAGTGCACTATCTGAGGATAGGAACTATACAAGATGCTACAACTGTAGTTTGTATGACAAACCTAGGTCAAGAATGGTACCTGTCAAGGATATGAGACCAAGACAGAACTATAAGAACTGGAGTCGTGCAAAGAACCTTTGTGACGCATGTGTCAATCACTTAGCGGTACAAGATATAGCACACTTTGAAGTACCTATAGATGAAACCAACGCATCTAAGTTTGATTACTTAATAGTCAGACCAGGTGTACAAGAATCTGTAGATAGTCAGCGTGTAATGCAAGAAGATAAAACTTCTTGGGGTAGTAATAATGTAGGTAGGTTCATGAGAAGAAACATGGACTTAGTTATATACCTAATAGATGGAGAAACTCTAACTCTAGGTGAATCAATCAACTTCGAGTATCCATTCGAAGTACATTCACATAGTTGGAATTACAGACCATCGTTTTACTACACACACAATGCTGGTCACCCTGGTTCTGAGCTTCAGTCAGTCAGCACAACTGCTGATGCTGGTATGAATTTCCAAACGAGATGCGGACCGTTCTTGGGTATGGAATTAGAAGTAACTATCAGAGAAGATAGAGCAGACCAAAGTAACATACAAAGTGTGATGGAGAAAGCAGTAAGACTGTTTCATCCAATGGATTATCCAAACAACTATAGACAACAAGGACCACACCAACTCTTATTTAGGAAAGATGACGGTAGCCTTGATAGTTATAAAGGTACTGAGTATGTTTCAATGCCATTGTCTTTAGATTATTGGAATAACGAAGTCCCAGATGTATTCTGGAATTATCTTAAGGATAACTTTCGAGCACTGAATGATGACAGATGTGGTATCCATATACACGTACCATGGGAATCATTGATAGTTGTTGAACGATGGATATTCCTTGAGTTGCTTGACACAATGGTTAACCACCCACTTTACAAGCCTCTATTCCAAACTATAACCCAAAGACCATCTGTGAGTTATGCAAGATGGGATAGGATAACTTATGAAGATAGAGTGGCAGACGATGAGGGTAGCTTGTGGAAAGCAAAGCATGCTGTATTTAATGTAGGTCTTAATGAGAAACAAACAAGTCCAGCATATAACGCTAAGTACATGGGACTCAATACACTCCATGACGAGACTATGGAGTTGAGATACTTCCAAGGTAACACAGGACGCAATGGTATCTTAGGCAAAGCACAATTCGTAGGTGCTATGTGGGATATAGCCAAAGCGTATGGACATCCATTTAAAGATTGGGATTATGAAAATGATAAACCACCCTTTGCATTAGTTGATATCATTAACGAGATTCAATGTAATGCTGGGGACATCTTACTTGGGTGGATTACAGTAGCAAGCACAACAGATGAGTTTGCTAGAAAACATAGTCATAAAAGATATGACCAACTTCGTAACTTAATTGCTGCTGCAATAGAGCGCGAAACATATAACTATGACTTTACAAAGAGTACAAAAGCCTGGTATGACTTGAATGGCATAGCACGCACTTATGTACAAGAAACAACAAACGACAAACAAGAAAGGACAGGATAATAATATGTGTGTAATAGCAAGTATTCCTGCAGGAAAAACAATAGACGACAAGACGTTCGAACAAATGTGGAGTAGAAACCCAGACGGTGGCGGTATCGCTTACATTACAGACTCAGACAAGATTGAGGTATTCAAATCTATGGATGAGAAAGAACTGTTAGCACAATACAAAGTGATAAGTAAAAAGCATGGTAATCATGACATGCTTATCCACATGCGTATTGCGACTCACGGTTCTGTATGTATGGATAACAATCATCCATTTTGGATTGACCCACATACAGTGTTCGCACACAACGGTATATTGCCTAACCACTTTCATCCATCTGCTAAGTCAGACTTGTCTGACACAAGATACTTTAACCAAGTATATTTGCAGTATGTGAAGCCAGTGGCGTTCGATGACGAAGGATTCCGTGAGCAATTGGGTGAGATTATTGGCTTCAACAAGCTGGTAATACTATCAACCAATGCTAAGTTACGTAAAGAATCTTACATAATCAACGAACGACAAGGCAGTTGGGAAAATGGTGTATGGTATTCAAACACACATCACCTACCAACGCAGAGTTTTGTATTCGGTGGTGGCAAAACAAACTACAAGACAACTAAAAGAAAGACCAAGTCTTCATCACGATATCAGTTAGACCTAACAAGTAGTACTGATAAAGGGTACATGGTCAATCCAGAACTGTATACTGACCCGACCTTTGTTGAGTCAGTCAATGCAATGCTAGATTACACTGGGTTCAAGGATGTAGAAGACATGCTTATTGAATATGAGATGGAAGTCAATCCAGTAACAGGTGACTTTGTTTGCTTAGCTTGTGGTGAGGCAGTAAGTACAGACACAAAAAGAGCGTGTCTAAGTGACTGTTGGGCTACAGAAATGTTAGGACTTGGTTCAGAGTATGACGACCAAGAATGGCAAATGGATTCATGCGATGTAAGAATCGATGTAGATAAAATAGCTAGGGACTCTAAGTAGTCTCTAGCGGAAAGGATATAAATATGGCAGTTCCAAAATGGAATTTAGAATTAGTAAAACGTGATATAGAAGGAATAAAGTTATTAGCAGATGGCACAATAAATGTTGAAGTACGTGACGAGGGTACAGCTACCTACGTTAGACATGGTCATCTCGATATAACTTTAAGTGATATATTTCCAGACATAGAATCGGATACGGATGACAACCCTCAAAACTACACTGATATGCAGGATGCAATACTCCAGTACATATATGACGAAGGTATTGTATACGACTATGAACTTACTGAAGAAGACTTTCACGACCACGATAGTGAGGACATAACCATGAACGAAATTAATCTATACAACAGTCAGGGTGCAAGTGTTACACCTGAAGAAGTAGACAACATGCTCGAGGGAGCATAGAAAGGAGCCCAATGGGTTACTTAATAAACTTGTTCAAAGCAGAACAAAAAATAAACAATATCAAAAGTCAAGGGTACGATGATACCTTTGACTCAGTCATAGACGAATCGTTTATGAATAGAGATAGAAAGGACAATGAATAATGCCTATGAGTAGATATCTAGTACAGGAAGAATACCGTGAAGACGTTAGAGGTGTTCGTGTAGTACTTGTAGAAGCAGAAAGTAAAGAAGCCGTTATTGAAGATGGTGAATACGAAGTGCTTGATATAGTAGAAGAACTTGATTCATCAGCTGATTGTTATTCGACTAGTTTAGTTGATGACGTTCAGTTCTTACAATCTGGATGGACAGAACTTATAAAGGAGGATAAATAATGCCTAAGTTATTTTACGCAAGTATATCAAAAGATATAACTGTTTATGCTGATGATGAACAAAACGCATTATACGAAATAAGAAAGATGTATCAAAACTTTGGAGAAAATCTTGAAGTTGAGATATTTGATGAGGAGGAATAATGGCAGTACCAGATTGGAACAAGCCTAATTTTGTGATAGACGAAAGAGAAATAGCAGTCGACGAAGATGGTCATACCTTTAGACAGATAGATGAAGGTAACTTACCTTTTGAAACTGGCACTACTGTGAGGGTAACTGAAAGAGTTAGTGGTATCGCAATGTACAGTGAGACCAGGTCTTTGGATTTACCTATATCAGAGATAATCGAGCATGCTAATTATATAGAGTACGAGATTAGAAATAGATATGACCTTGAAAGTCTTGCAGAAGATATGGCAAGAGAGATGGAATTCGACGACTATAACGACGATATTGAATACGACGACCACGATGCTAATGATTTTGAAATTGAATCAGCAGTAACTATATAAAGAAAGGACGATATGTTATTAGAAAATAGACTAAGTGAAGATAGAAAAGCACAAATACAAAGACAACTAACCTATAACAGTGATACTTCAATTCACGGTTATAGTTACAGACCAGACTACTTCTTTGTTGGTGGAGAACAGATGCTAGAAAGCTGGACCTCTCCGACAAAAGTAAACAGTAAGTTCATAGATACACAAGGAGTACCTATGGGTTTCGAGTTAGAACTTGAGAAGAGGCACGATTGTTATGATGTTGATGAGAGAGTAGAAGAATTTCTCTACGAGCAAAATAAAACAATGGGCTCTAAGTATTACGTCCATAGATTGAATACCTATGCAAACGACGTAACAGCGAAGATAAACAATCTAGTACCACACTTGCTATATGCAAAGACTGATAGTTCTCTTGATAATGGTGTGGAGTTTGTTACTCAGCCAATGACATTGGAAGTACACAAAGGTGTTGGTTATGTATTTGACAAGTACAATGATGCTTTAGCTGGGTATCAAAGAAGCACTACAGGTATGCACATACACATACCAAAAGGTGCATTCACAAATGCTCAGCTATATCTATGGATGTTCTTCATGGACATGTTAGGTACAGCAAGTGTCAGACATCAGAAGTTCGGAAACGTGCTTACACTTATTGGACAACGTGAGTTCAACAGTTGGGCAAGATTCGAAAAACCATCATATGGTACAGGAGCTAAACATCAGTTAGCACAGGTAGCAATTGATAGAGTGGACCATGGTGGTACTAGATACAAGTATGTCAACTATCAGAACAGACCTACTCTAGAGTTAAGGTTCTTCAAGGCCAACATGCTTGAGCATAGAATACTTAAGAACCTAGAGTTTGCTGACTCTACGTTTGAGTTTGTAAAGTATATAACAAGCAATGATTACGATGCTTCTGATATGCTGCACTTAGCAACATCACTAAGTGATTACTTTGGGTTCCTTGTTTCAAAAGGTGACAGGTATTCAAATCTTAAGAGTTATCTTGACAGATACAGAGATAGAATAAATATTCAAGGTCCAGTACTTGACGAAGAAGATACTGATGCTTTGGAAAATATTCTAACCGACGAATTGATAAGCGTAGTGGAAGGGGTTTAATGCAAGAACTAGTACTTAGTTATATAACTGTAGTACTTCTTACGCTACTACTACCTTTTGCATTCATCATATTTATGGGTGTATTGCTTTTCTGGGAAGTAGAACGTAAAGCTAAGTAGATTAAACTATATAGGCGGTGTATGAAAGTGCACCGCTTGTTATAGCTTAAGCTAATAATGTAAGGCATAAGTAGGCAGACCAGCTTACATAACTAGACAAGGATTTCGTGGCGACAAAACGTAAGGCATAAGTAGGCAAAAAAGGTTGAAAACGTTGAGGTTTCCTTAGTTCATTTCTATATAAAGATTTGGTAAATGAGTTATGATGCCCATCTGGTCAGGCATCTGCTAAAACTTACACACAAGCCAGTTTTTATAGGGTTTAGGTATTTTGCACTCTTCCATCCTGGCTGGCTTAACAATTACACATTCATCAATAAACACAATATGTTGTGGTGTCTTCTCCCTTCTCTCAATCACTACACATTAAATAGTCTTATTAATTAAATAAGTGTGTAACCTTTTTGCTCACCCTGCTGTCTAAGTATTGCAAGCAACAGAAAGTGTAAAAATGTATAAATTGTTTAGAGTATCTGGTTACTATACGCCCGAAGGGGAAGATTACCCATTTGAAGATTACCTAATCTTTGAAGGCGATGATACTGACGACTTACCTAAAGGTTATGAAGATGATGACATATTCTACTATGGGATTAATCCAAGTAATGTAGACAAAGAATATGACGGATTTGTAATTACAGAAAGTGTAGAGGTAAAATAATGTTAGTAATACTATTAATATGCATAGCAATTGTTTTTGCTAGCGCGGAAGATTTGTGGAGTGATATAAAACAAGATAGAGAGGATACTTGGTTAT